GCAACTGTCACAGTGCCGCCGATCGCGTTCGGCTCGGCATCGAGCGCCAGCACAGAACAGCCCTCTGCCACCGATAGGAAGTTCTCCATCTGGAGTTCCGGCGGCGAGTCATCGAGGAAGTGATAGGCCCCAACCAGAAGTCCGGAGCTAGTCGCTGCCGCAAACCGTTGCGCGAACGCCACGTCGATCCAGTCCGAACCCTGAGTAGCCTTCAAGATTACCGCGACGATTCCCGCCGATTTGGCGCGCGCAAAATCCACCGGTGCCTGCCAATGACTGAGGTCGATCACGACATCAGACGCGATTGGCGGGATGTAGGGCGCGGATAACAGTGGCAACAACGTTGGTCGTTCGCCGGCAAAGAAGGTAGTCATTATTGAAGTCCCAGAATTGCTTGCTTGAATTGCGCCATACCGCAGCTAAGCGTAGCAGTCCGGAGAATAGAACAGCCCGGTGCATGGACTCGTGCGGGAGCGTCAGACCTGCCGTTAGAATTGCGCGATAACCACACGCGCCGTCTGGCGGTAGACCGCGGCAACAAGCTCTGAAGCTTGGTCAGCTTGGTCAGTGTAGGTTATCCTTGTCGGACCCAGAGTCCAGGAGGTAACGCCGCCGATCGAGAAGCTCGCGCGCCTCATCAGAGGCATGTATCGCCGATTGAATATCGGCCCTATCAGACCGCACGGGAGCCGGATATTGCTTTGTTTCTGTGTTTGGCGGCTCGATCGGGGCTTCCTGCCGGGGCAGAGGAGGCGCGGCCGTGGATTGATTTATTGGCGTTGAGCTGCAGCCGAACAGCAAGAAAACGATCGCCAAGCACCACACGCGGGTCATCTCGCCTTCGGACGCTCGACGAGCTGCAGCTGCAGATTATTGAGGCCTTTCTGGATATCCACCACTGCGGCGCGCATCTCGGTTGCGAACTCGCGATCCTCTTGGCGGCGCTCGACGATGGCGTGTTCAGCCACCGTCAGGCGAGACTCAAAACCTGCCATCGCGACTTGGTATTCGGCTCGCATTGCAGCCATGTCGCGCTGGAGGCTGACATATCCGGTTATCACCGCACCCGTCAGTGCAATGATTTGCAGGATGTGCCCGAGGTTTATTTCGGGATTAAAACGGATTCTCGCCGTCTTTGACGGCTCGACATCCGTCTCCGTGGCGGCTTGCGTTTTGATTTGGTGTGATTTTGCCTCGCTCATCTTCGCCTACCGACGATCCTGATCCCGCGAGGACCGAAGCTCAGCGTTTTGGTTTCGCCGCCGACTTGAATGCAGCATTCGCCGGTAGCTTCGTCAGCAGTTATGATTTCCCCTGCCACATCCGTATAGTCATCGGTCCGTACGATTTTCCAACGTCGTTTGTCTTCGGTGCTGTGCCAGGATTCGAGCTTCATTGCGTAATTCCCACTATGGTCCATGCGAGATTTGCCAGCGTCGCGTCTGGCGTGGCGGGCGCGATCACGGTCAGCACGTCGCCGACATTGAATAAAGTCGCCGAGGTCATCGTGAATGTGGCCGCGGCAGCCGATGGGGCGAAAACCATAGTGCCGATATTCGCGCCGTTCTTCTGGATGTTGAATGTCGTTGACGCTGTTGCGGCTGTCGCAGCCGTGCTGCGGCTGCCGGAAAGCCCGGCCGGCACAGTTGCCGGGGCAGCGAACACATAACTTTGGAGTACGAGGTTTGCCGTCGGCCTGCCACTGAAGGAGCCGCTCACGATAATCGAGGAGGCTTGCCCGGTTCCTCTGACGGCGTATGTGTATACAGGAAGTGAGTTTAAGCTCTGTAGTCCGCCGCCGACGATATTCATCGATGCGAATTTTAAATAGATTGTCTGACCGATTAGGGTACTCGGATAAGAAAACCGGCCAATGGATCCGTCAAGCCTTGCAAACATGCTTCCGGGCGGATGATCGGTTATCGTGCTGCCGTAAGCGCCGCGGTAAAGGGTCGTCAGCGCATACTTACCCGCCGCGGTGAGCGTCGCAGTTTGGTAGGCGAGCAGCTCACCGCCGACGTAGCAAAGGGTGACGAGATTGGCGGCATCAGTGGCGGAGACCGAGGCAAGCTGACCCTGGCTTTCGGTTAGATCTACCGAAAGAGTGTTGGTGGCATCGGGTGAGGAATGTGGCGGCAGATCGGCCGTCAATACCCCTTGCGCCGCCGACGAGTTCACAGTCCCGGCGAGGGCAAAGGAGTTACCATCACTGGAGATCCAGACCTGGGCTCCACCCCAATTGGTACCGCCAGAAAGCACGACCCAAATTTCCAGCCCCCCGGTCAACAGTGCGGCCGGGGGCTCAAATATGATCGGTGGATTGACATCACCCGGCGGCGAATTCCAATTCGGGACATAACCGGAGCCCGACTGCTTCGGATAGACCACCGCCGTGGAATACCCACCGAAGAAATCCTCCGCAGTGATCGAAAGCGTACCTTCCTCGTCTTCTTCTACCGCCGTAATGCGCACGGTCAGCGCTGAAACGCCGAGTCGGGCATCGGTGATTTGGACGAGGTCCATTGGCTCGAGCAGACAATATTTCCAGCCCAGCTTGAATTGATACGTATTGCGGAACAGCAAGGCGCGGTGCAAAAGAAGCTGTGCCACAATGGGGCCGACATGTATGGGGTCGACAATCGCCCGCGCCTTCAGCGAGCCCTCGCGGCGCACGCCGTAAAGGTCAATCGCCGCCTGATCGAATGCCTCCACAATCGCCGTATTGTAATTGTTGGATCGGTCTAGACACTCCAATTGGATGGAGTTGTTGGCATCCGCGGGCGTCGACCGCACGACCCGGACTGGATCGTTGCTGAAACCCCCGGTTATCGGACCAGAACCCGACCGTAAGGCCGGACCGCCGGGCGACACTCCCGAACCACCTCCAACACTGGATCCCTGAACAATGAAATCATCCTCGCCGAGGCTGTAGAGCGGGGTCGTATTTGGCGCGTAGGCGGCACCATTGCCAGTGGCCGGCTGATCGCCATAGGGGATGATCTTCAACACTCCACCCGACCACACAATAGCGCTATTGGTGATCTTCACGATATCACCGAGGTGTTGTTGCGCTTCTTGCTGCGTGTCCATCATCGGCGACAACACGAGGCCAAGAGCCTGGCAATACGCTGAATAGAGACTGAGGTCACCCAGATTGCCGACTGGGAAGCCGGCTCCGTAACGGGAATTGGTGAGAAAGTCCGAGACGATCGCAGCGGGATCCGCGTCAAACCCGTTGGTTCCACTCAGCGTCAGGAAGCCTTTCACCTCAAAGGAGAAATTCGGAAGGGTGGCTGTATTGCCCATCGCGAAATTGTTGGCCACCACAGTTGCGGTCCCGGAATAGCCGAGCGCCTTGTTGGCATGCCGCGTTTCCCAATACGGATCTGCTGCCTGTCCGTCGCTTCCGAGATAAACCGCGGCCGGCAATGAGGACAGCGTCCCGACATTCTTGTCCCACCATACGGTACCAATGCCGGCAATCGGCCCGTGGCACAGCCCCATAATTACCGACGCACTGTATTTGTATTGTTGCCCGCCTCCTTTTCCTCCACCGCCGCCCTTGCCCGCGCCCCCTTGGCGCGCGGAAGGCGTCGCCATGAAATCGTCGTAGCCGATCAGGTTTGGCGATACCCGAGTGGTTCCGAAGACAAGCGGGATCACCCCGCCGTGCTGCGATGTTTGAAACTGCAGCGCGCCGACCGACTTCTGCTGCTTGGCGTTCGATGCGCCGCTCAGGATCCCGCCCATGGCTAACGGTTAAAACCCGGGTAGTGGAAATGGGTCAAAAAATCGTACTTGACGACCACTTAGCGGCGGCTGGCCACCATCGGCAAAGACCACCCCCGCGTCGCACCAGGCATGTATCAACCGCGGCCAGGAGACGACGATCGCGCCATGCGCGAAGCAACGCCCAAATTTGAACACCGCCACATCGCCGCTCTGAGGTGGTCCGCCAATCCCGCGGGCGTAACGCATCAATCCCTGGAGATAGCGCTCCGCGTCGCGATGCAGGTTCCAGTCGGGAGGATAAAATGGCACATCGACATGCGGGATGACGCCCGCTGCCTCATAGACCTCGGCGAGCAGCATCAGACAATCGGTGCCACCGCCTTTGATCCTGCCCATGTGGTGATAAGGTGTCCGCAGCCACGTTTCAGCCTCGGCGACAACCCGCTGGCGTTGGCTCATACCGCGGTTTCCGGCGTCGGGATGTAGGGAAAGCCGCCGAAGTGAATTACGTTATTAAAGACGTTCGTACACGTTGAAAGTGTGCGGTCGCAACCTGGGAGTAGTTGGAATTGGTCACCCGCCAGGATTGGCGAGAGAAATGCCAGCCTTACATAAACCCAACCGCCAGCCATGTTTGCGACCGTGCGGCTCGATCCGGCATTTGCCCCCGTCACGCCAATTACGGTTCCTTGTATATACAGGTTCGGCGGACTTGGACTGACGGAGGTCGCGATTTGAGCTTCACTTGAACCAGGCTCGGCCGAAAATGTCGCCTGCATGCTGGACCGGTCGAACTGGCACATCGAGTCGCCAAGATTGTGAGTGCAAGATGACTGCCACAGCCGTCGCGGCATCTGGATGTTCAGAAGCTCGAGATGCGAGCGGCATTTGAGGTCGATGCCGGTACGGGTACAGTCAATATCTGAAATCCGGCCGGCAAAGAGAACCACTGTCCCCGGGCTCGTATCGCCATAGGTCGCCATGAAAGCCCGTTCGAGCTGCAGGAATGCGCCGTCGAGCTCTCCCTGCCAAGCCGCCTGCAGAAACGGTAGGCCGCCGATCAGATCCGTCGGTTCGGTATAGATCTTGACTTCGAGTTCATCGACCTGAGTGCCGATGACGATCTTCGTCTTTAGAGCGCTCGAATTTAGGACCCAGCGCAAAGGTGTAGCCATTCGCGAATAGCGCAGTCGGGGCCGCCGAATAGCGCAGTACCGATCCGCCTACGAGAGTGATCGTGTAGAGGTCCGCCATTATGAACCGGTCGCTGCTCGCGAGAAGCGCGATCAGGGCGGGGCTGGCCGCCCTCATCAACGCACCGAAATAAAGGTTAGCTTTTTCAATTGCCACAACCGAAACATGAAATTTTCAAAGTCGTATTTGTCGTCAATGAACCGGCAGCGGAAGTAATAAGTGAAATCAGCGGTGATGGTCAGTCCGCTGCTTGGAGCAATGCCGAAAATCACCAATCCGCTAGCCGGATCGACGTTGTAGGTCGTCGGGTCTTGCGTAATTCCGTTAAAGTAGATCGCTCGCACGATATTCGGTGCGGTGATCGGTTCCAAGAAGCCGCCGCCGGGCAGCATCGCACCCATTGTGCGCTGGAGCTGGAAGACGGTCGTGCTCGCATTGCCGACGCCGATCTGCTGCCCAATGATTTGGGAATCGCTGGGATCCTGAAAAAGGAATGTGCGGAACGCTCCCTGGCAGAGCATGAAGAATCCGAGCAGGGTCCGCAGCTCGTCGTAGCCAGCTGAGGGGTTATCGCGCAGAAAGTCATAGACAAGTGCAAATTGCCACAACGGATACGGATAGTCGAGCGCACGCAATTCGCGCCCGGATACCGCGCGCTGAATACGCGTCTGAAAAGTCGGAGTCTTGGTGACGCTCCAGGCAAGTCCGGGCAACGCCGGAAAAATCAGAGCCATCACGCAGTCCGCAGCGTCGAACCGTTGCGCATTGCCTTGTTAAGAGCATTGACGAGAAGGCTGCCATTGCTCTGAAAAAACCGCTTCACGTCCTGACTGTCGATCGCCGAAACATTGACCACGACCGCACCAGCCCCAGCTCCGCCATTTGCGGAGATCATGTTTTGAAGGCCTTGGCTGATATTCGCCGGCAGGATCATTTCGTTTTGGTGCACCATAGCTAGCTGATCAGACGGGACCATCCAACCCCCCGCCGCAGAGGCAATCCCGCCGGCGGCAGCCATTACGGTGGCCTCTCCGGCCGCAGCCGGCCCAGCCGCAGCCGGCCCCATTATCGGAGCAAGGAATGCAAAAATGCCCGAGAACGCCTGCGCTGAATCGGTCGCGATGCTTTTGATCGCATTGGTCGCCTTGATCGCCAATCCAGCCGCCATTCCCTCGCCATCGGCCGCGGTGCGAGCTGCAGCGCCGGCCTCGGTTGCGGTTGTCATGGCGAGCTCACTGGCAAGCCAGTTGGTCACCATCTTGACGCCCAGGTTCACGAATTCGGCAAGTATGGACTGCGCGATATTCGCCACCGCCTTTTGCAGTGTCGTCGTACCCAATATCATACCGGTGATCGAGGTGTCGAAGGCACGCTGGATCGGCTGCATTAGGCTCTGCCAGGTTCTTTGGCTGGTCTGCGAAGACTGAAGATCCAGCTTTTCCTTGTCGCTCTGAAATTTCTGGTAAGCGAGCAGCTCTTCTCCCCACACCTTTTCATCAGCGGCAGCCTCGTCTCTGTTGTCGGACGCGGGACTGGCCTGGACGACGCTGGAAGTGTCTCCGATCCCGCTGCTCGATGTCATGCTCGCACCTATCGACCCCGCGAGGTCGGCAGCTTTGGTCTGCAGCGCACCGATACCAGTTCCGATTTGGCCGGTAGCCGCATTAAGCTGTGACTGCGCCTGCTGGGCAATGTCGCCGAGCCCGGCAAGTTGAGCGCGCATCGCATCCGTCGCCGCTTGGACAGAATTCGACGCGGCCTCCATTCCGGATCGGAGGCCGTCAATTTGGGCGCTGATAACTACGCTGGTTTCAATATCGGCCATTATAGCCTCTTGCTAACAAACTGCCTCCGCCAGTGTTTGCCATCGCCCTGATTTCTGCAGACCGCTAATCGGAAATTCCAGCCTGGAGGCGGAGTTCGGCAAAATCGAGGACTACGGGCGAGAGCCCGGCATTGACGTCTCCGACGCCAAACCCAGGCCCCAACTGAGCGAGGAACGAGCCGCCATCCGAACTCGGTCGCGGTCCTCGTCCCATCGACGTGAGCGGTAGCTGTCCTTTTTTATTTTTGCCGACGCCGAGATAGGCCGCGACCACCAAGTGCACCGGTGGATGCTGCGCCCAGTAGGATGTCAGCTCTTCGATCTGGAAGAGCGTCATCTCGTCAATTATGGGGTAGCTGTATCCACAGGCGGTCGCGAGGAGACCATAGATTTCTCGCCAGGGGTCACCGTCCCTAAAATCATATCCGACACTGACCTGGCGCTCGTACTGCCTGCCCCCGGGCTGGTCCCGGGGGCTGATGCTTCCCCCATAGCGGCTCCGCCTAGCTTCAGGCCGGATCCGGTCAGGACGGCACTCAGAACGGCACTGGCATTCCCGAGATCGAGCAAATTTTCGACTTTGTCCGGCGTCGTCTCGGGATAGTTGCGCTGCAGCGCCGCAGTGACGATGTCGATCAGCACGTTGATTTGCGGTTCGCCCATCGACGCCCCAATTTCGGTCAATTGCCTTACCTTGGGCATCAACCGACGGAGCTGGCCCAGGGTAAGCGGCGGCACTATCCAATCTTGCCCGCCCATGGCGACCGCCACACCGGGGATCATCACTCCACCGTACTCAGATAGCCGATCGTTCCCGAAGCGTCAGCGAAAGCCATGAAATCGAGTTCGCTAATCGTCCAGGTATCGAGCTTGGTCGGCAGTGACAATTTATTTGCCGTGCACGCGTTCAGACGAAGCGCGGTGCCGCTGCCGTTGTAGGCAGTGTAAAACGTCGCCTTGAACGTAGGAGTAATACCCATCGGCTGGTTCGCGAGGGTCAGTCTGTTGCCGCTTGTAGCGACGTTGTAGGTATACGAGATCAAAATCGCGGCACTCGCGTCGGCAGAGGAGAAAATATATGCACCGGTGGCGAAGTTGACCGAGTATTGGCCGGCAGCCGACGGCGTGGTCACCCGGTTGAAACGTTTGCCGGTTGCGGCGTAGCTGATGCCGAGATCATCATTGTAGCTTGCCGCATTGGCGGGGATGACCGTGTACGGCGTCGCCGCGGGAACCGTCGCGGCCTCCAGCTGCGAGACGGCGAACTGCCCCGTAGCTGGCGTCACGCCGAAAAAAATGTCCGAATACAGCAAACCGAGGATCTGCGCGAATTTGGCTTTCCCGGTTATCTTGCCCTGGCCACGCGCTATGGCCACGGGGAACTGAAGCTGGCCGTAGAGCTCTTTATCGCTCCAATCGAAATCGATCTGTATGTCCTGCAGCACGCCGAATTGTCGCGGACCGATGCCCGACCCGATCACATCGGTGCGTTCACCCCATATCGCGCCGGAGCCGAAGCTTAATTGCATGTCATTTACTCCCGTTCAAGAGCCGCTTCAGCCTCTCCTTGGCGGCGTGGGCGATATTCCAGGCCTGCGTGTCGCGGGCGACTGCCGAGCCCGGGAAATGGTCGGCCCACCAACCTTCAATGAGCTGCTCGATCGAGGGAGGCAGGGCGGTTTGGTTGG